CCATGACGACGGTTTTGATGGTGGAAAATATCATTTTCCACATAGAAATACCGGTCTCAAAGTACGCCAAGAGGCCGCGGCCAAATATGTTCTCCATCATGGCGTTATATAGTTTTTGCAGCTCCACCATTGCCGTTTTCCATACGACTTCAGCCGACTTCCAGAGGATTTTCGAGGCGGTCGCGAAATCTCCGGTTGCTATGGCCGCGGAGACTCCGCCGATCGTGGTTTTTGCTATTTCCGCGATAGCTCCGAATTGCGTTTTAAACCAGTCGATTACGGCGTTTCCGGATTCAGTGAAAGCGAGCCAGTAGCCGCCGCCGGCGACGAGGGCGACGCCCAGGGCGGCTATAATCGCAACGACGGCGCCAACTGGTGCGAGGATAGCCCCAAGGACGGCTGATAGTGTCGTTGCCAGGGCCGTCAGGCCCGAAATAGCGGCAGCCAGTGCGGTAACACCAACGCCGGCGACGGCTAGAGCCGAACCGACGCCGATAAGCCCGGCCGCGATAGCCGCAACGGCCGCAACAACACCCGGCGACGCCTCAACAAACAGCTTGAAAAACGTCATCACCTTATTCACTACGGAGATAACTTTTGTGGCTACCGGCAGGATAGCGGCGCCGATTGCGGCGAAGGTGTCGGCGACTCGTGCCTTAAGCCGTTTAACCTGATTGGCAAAACTGGCGCCGGTGCGTTCCGCGTCGCCTTGTGCGGCCGTCGTACCGGCAAGAATGATATTGTATCTGGCCTGCGCTTTCTGCGCTTCGGTGGCGAATTTTGGATCAAGCCCGGCGTTCCATAGCGCCTGGTTCACGGCCGCCTGATTCATGACCACGCCATACTTCTTCAATACTTCGCCGCTGCCCGTTAACGCCGCTTGCAAGTCGCGGAAGACGTCAGCGTCGGATAGGTTGTTGAAACTGGCCAGGTCAACGGCCAACTGGCTAACACCTTTTGACATATCCATCGCCGCGGCCGCGCTCATGCCCATCGGTACTAATAGATCCTGCATTGACGACAGAAAGCCAGCCATCTGTATTTTACTTCTGCCCAGTCGGTCGGCCAGATCGTCAGAAAACACCTTCATACTACCGGCGGCGGCGCCGAACACGGTGTCAAATTTACTCATTGTCTCTTGCATATCCGACGCGGCTTTTATACCGATGCCGAACGGGGCGGCGAGTAGCGGGCCGACGGCGGCCATTTTTTTACCGATGTTGACCATCGACGCGCCGAGCGCTTGTAGCTTCTTCTGGGTGCGTTTTAGCGCTTTGGCGGTTAGGTCTTTAACGCCTAGTTCAATAAACGCGGCTCCCGCTCGAATTGCACCGCCGACGCCCATTACTTAACACCTTCCACGATAGAATCCCGCCAGGTATCTTCAACGCGGCCGCCTTTTAGTTCCTTAACGAACGTCGGTTCCATGAATGGCCGCGGTGCGTAGTTAACGCGGCCGCGGATAACGGCCCGGTGATAGTCGAGGTCTTTATGGTAGGCCGTCGCCAGGCGTACCGGCCGGCCGTGTTTCGTCTGGCCGCGTTTTGCCTCCTGCTTCGTTAGGTCGATATACCGTTTTTTTCGGCGGTTAGCGGTTCCGCCGAACTCAAGAATATTGGGTACTGATTTTCGATGGCCAATTTTGAGCGGGCCAACTACGCCGGAGTCGGTCGACGTATCGTAGAAAAACGGGATATTTTTTAACGTGGCGAATTTGTCGGCCGTGTGAACGCTAGGCGCTTGGCCGGATCTCGACGGCTTGGCGCGTTTTCGTAGCGTCTGGCGGGCCGTACGGCGTATATAGGAAAGCTGACGCGATAGATTGCGGCGTTTCGCTGCGTCAACGGCCGCCATGATTTTTGGCGCATCGAAGAACATGTTTTTAACGTCGACGGTTATGACCATAGCTAGTTTTTGCTAGAAAACGCGGCCTTTAGCAGGTTGATATTAGCGGCGTCAATTGGTATTCCGCCGCGGCCGTGGCGGTTAGGTTTTTCCATGTACGGGTGGAAGTCGTAAAGGTCGAAAGCCGGCGTTTTCGGCCCGCGGTGGATGTTCGCCCAGATGGCGGCCAGTTGTGCGGTATGATTCCACGCGGCGCGCTGCTTGGCCTCGGCCATGATTAGCAACTCGCGGAGCGTGAACGGGTCAGGATTAACGCCGACAATTGCCGCGCTCTCCAAGACTAGTCGCCAGACGTAGGCGCCAAAACTTTCGTTAGTTCGTCTTCCGCCTTCTTCATCTGTTCGTCGATTACGTCGTCTATTGCGTCCGTTTCCAATATATTCATCGCTCGAGCCGCTACCCGTTCGTTCACTTCCTTGTACTTCTTCATCGACGCCATCAGGTAGCGTCCTTTGGGCTCGTCCGTCGCAAGGATAAAATTTACAACTTCATCGATTAGCGCCTCCGTAGCGTGCTGGATGGCTTCGCCGCCCATGGCGCCGCCGAAGTCTTCATCTGTCACGTTTTGGGCGGCGGCCTGTGGTTGGATCGTCGCGAATAATACGTCAACCAGCAAAACCGGATTAACTGCCAGGCTTTGGAGTGCTTCGCCGTCCAATGGGTCAAAATCAACTAGCCCGCGTATTCGCTTAACGGCGGCCGCGGTGAATTCCACGGACCACGCCCGGCCGCGGTTGTCTTGAAATTGTTTCATCTGGTATCGGCTTTCGGCTTCGGTTTTTTGTTGTTTACTGGCGCCGGGGAGTCCTTCAGGACCGCCGCGGCAAGCGTTAGCAGGTCATCTGTAGATATTTGGGCCGTCCGGCCGCGGGCGCTCTTCCATTGTTCCGCGACGCGGCGGGCGATTTCGGCGGCGTTTGACATTGTCTAACCTATCGTTACGTGGTATTGGCTGCCTGGCCGGCTTCTTGTAACCAGGTTGGCTCATAAAGCGTCCCGCTGTAAATGAAGCGGGCGGGGGTGATTGTGCAGGAAAACGTCACGCCATCCTGAAGCGGTTGGCTCTCAGAAAACTCGGTAACGTGGCCGTACATTTCGAGTCCCTGCCAGGTAACGCCGGTGTTATCGATCACGTTATCCGCAACAATCCAGCGGTAAGTAGTGCCGGCCGTAAAACTCGTCATGATGTCATCGAATACCGCGTCGGCTCCGGATGGCGCGGAATCGTCGAAAATCTGGTATTCATACCCAAACGAAATTTCAGCGGTTCGAAGCGTCGGGCTGGACGTCTCCCAGGAACTCGAACGGCTGGCGAATGTTGCGGTGTTACTCCCCATTGATAACTCGACGTCGATAGCTCGAGGAATTAGCACGTAAAGCCGGCCAGACGGGTCGGTCGATGTCTTATCGTAGTAAATTTTGCAATCAGAGCCGACGCGGGAAAGGTTGGCCATTTTAAAAGTCCTTATTTAATGAGTCTGTAGGTCTGTCGGCTGGCGGCCGCGAAAATTTGGTGCTGGTCGTATAGTTCGGCGGCGTAGCGTGGGTCGATCGTTGCGCCCATCCAGCTACCGCCGGCCATTTGTCCCGCTGTGCTTAGGTGCGTTTCGATTTCTTCAATCAATGCGTGATATTGGTCATAGTCCGCGGTGGCGTCTTTTCTCAAAACGACTACGTCCGTTTGATAGTCTCTTTTGCGGGTTCCGCTTCTCGAATTAGGGGCGTTGATTTCATTCACCGGGCCAGGCAGTACGTAAACACGTGGGCCGGAGTCGGCGGCCAATTCCGTCAGCTTCACCGGCGGCCGGTCGACTCGAGTAGCGGTAAAAGCTAGTGAGAGACTGGCCGCGTTAATGCTGGCAAGTACGGCGTCGGCAATTTCTAAAAGTTTGGCCGCCACGTTTTAAATTTTTCGGGTGTGCAATATGTAGTAATTTTCGGAGACGTCGACGGGTGTAAAAATGTCGTTATCGCCGGGAAAATTTAATTCAAACGTCAGGACGTCGGCCCGGTCGTCGGTCCATAAAATAAAATCACCGATCGCGGGGGTTATGGCTCCACTTCCAAAGTCGAGCGCGGCGCGCTCTACCATAAAATCAATGGAGGTGAATAGTAAAACGGCGCCGGTTTCGTCGTTCTGCGTATATTCCTGTTCCGTAATTGTGGCGGCGATTGTCACGGTCGACGCGCCGCCGCCAGTGCCGCGGCGGTAGGTAACGGACTGGGCCGCGCTGGTCAGCAACTCGGCCGCTAGCCAGTCGCTACCGGTTTTCAGTAGGTCGGCCATGTTACGACTGTGAGCTACTCGCCGCGCTGCTGAACTGCTGCATCACAACGGTAACGGTAGTGTCTCCAGCTACAGCCGCCTCGGCGGTGATTCCGAATAACTTTAAGCCGGCCGCGGCGTCGGTCACGTTGTTGGCGCTGTCGTCCCACCATACGGCCTCACCGGCAATAAAGGCGCCGGAGTCTGCGCCGCCGCTGGTGATTTTCGCGACTTTAAAAACGCCATCGACAAGCAGCGAGAGAACGTCACCACTGACGCCGGCTGAATGTGCGACGCCCAGTAGGTCGCCTTGTACGATCACTTCGCCGGCTGCGACGGCTCCGCCTGCGGTGTAGTCTACGGTGGCGGTGTTTCCTCGGATGAGTTCGGCTTGTGCCATGTTTTTTTACTCCTTCGGGGTTTTCTTCGGCCGGCTGCGGCCGCGTTTAGTTTCGGCTTTTGTGGTTGTTTTTCCCGCCGGCGCGCGCGGGGATTCGTCGACTGTTTCAAAGTGCTTGAGACGCAACAATGAACGGCGCGAACCGGCGGGGATTCTATCCTCATCTACAATTTCGCCGGCGCGGTACGGCGTACCGTCGACAACGATATTGGTTAAAACTTTAAAGGTCACGGCGGGCGGTCCTATGCGGTGGATTTGTGCAAGGCGCGGAAGTCTAACGCTTTGGCGCCGACGTCCATCTTGACATCAAAGGCAATTCCCCATTTCCCTTGGGTCAGGGCGGAGGAGCGAACGACGGGCGCCCGGCCGGTTCCTGCCAGGTAGCCAACTTCGACGGTTGGCGAAGTGGCCGAAGCAGCGAACCACGTTGTAGCGCTGCCGGCGTGCGCCGTCCCGCTGGCGGGGTCGGTTACGCCGTTATCCAAGCGGGAATCACTGGCGATTTTCAGGCCGTCGGATTGGATCGGGTTCAAGTTCCCCAATGCAGAGCCGCCGGATTGGATTTCAGAGGAATTGACGATCTGCGCGGCCGTGTGTCGGAGCGCCTGCGGCACGATTAAGTGGGTAGCCGCAATATTGAGATTGGCTGAATTCTCCTGCTGGGTGGCCATGTCCGTCTGCATGGCGGATACCGTCGCCTGAGCAAGTGCCGACGAGGTATTTAGGTTGTTATTTCCGGCGCTGAATAATGCGGCCGACGTCGCGTCTAAATTGCCATTAGCCAGGAGGATAGAATACACGAGGTCAGGCCGTAGGCGGGCCGCTGCTGCGCCCATTTCTTTAGGCAGGGACGCCATCGCGTTTAGATTGTCGTTCGTGATGTCGATTTCATCGACTACGAACTGCGACGCGTAGCGGGCGATAGCGTAGCTTTCTTTGGCGTCGCTGCGGACGATGTGCGCCGCTTCGCTACCGGCAGCCAGTTTCGACAGGCCGGGGCCAACTGCCATTCTTGGGCGCTCATTGGTCAGGAAATTAGGAACGTCCGCGGTGCTAGCCCATTCCGCGGTGGTGTCCGGCGCTTCGGCGTAGGTCTGGAGCAAAACAGCTCCCACGCTATTGGTGAAAATGTCGCTAAGCGTCTGCGTAGAAAACGCGGCTTGGATCATTTCGGCGCGGTCCAGTGGAACGGTTCGGCCGCTGGCGGTTACGATGTGCCGGCAATGGTCGACGGCCGATTGTGTCGAATACTTGTAGCCGGCCTCGAGTGCTTGTTGCGCCTGCTCGGCGTTAACACCACCACGAAGCCAAGTTGGGATTTTTGCGGCGTAGGCCTGTGGGCTGGAGAATACGGCGGAGCTGAAATCGACGCCCGCGCGAATTAACAGCGCGGCTTCGATGTTTTGCACCACGGCGGCGGGGTCGTTTTGCTTAATATGTGCGGCGGGCGCTTTGCTGCGTGTGGAACGGATCAGCTCGAGTTCTGTTTTGTCCGCGGTCCAGTCGTTAGCGATTGCGTGTGCCTCGATCGGCTGGCCGTCGCGGGTTTCGTTCTGATAGGTTGCGTCGGTACTGATAACGCGGCGGATGTCGGCAATACGGGCCGCTTCGCCGGCTGCTGCTGCGCGGATGGAAGCTTTAACCGTTTCGGGCGTCGCGGTTTCTTCGCTGGCGGCTTCGGCGGGTGCTTCTTCTGCCGGCTCGGCCGATTGGGTGGCCTCGTATGCTTTTTTCAGGGTGTCAAGTTGGTCCGCGTCCAGTGCGTCAGCGTCCAATCCAAGGTCAGAAAGCCAGGTATCAAAATTCATAGTTATCAGTTCCTGTGGTTGTGCCGCGGCGATGTCAACGGCGGTGGTTTCGTCGGCTCCGGCGGGGACTATTGAAATTTCTCGAAGTTTGCTCTTTTGAATGAGAATAAACGGGGTAGCGGAAACAATCGTTCGCCCGTTAACAGTGGTCGGGGTGTTCGCCTTGACTCGGCGGGAGTTTTCAGGGGTTGCGCCAATGGAAGCCTGTAATTGCACGCCGTCCGCGGCCAGGTCGATAACGCGGCGGCCGATATCGTTGGTGCGGCTGATGGTTCCGGCCATGAATAGGGCGCCGTCGCGGACTTCAGGCCGGCCGGCGCCGATAACGGACGCTAGGCGGTTGTCGTGGTCGGCTAGGATCGGAATCGAGTCGGCCGCGGTAAGTCCGGCTAGGTCGACGACGACGGCGCCGAACGTCGGAACGGCCATAACGCCGCCGTTATAGGCGTTGATTTGAATCGTCGCGGGCGTGGCGGTGTCGGCGTCGGTAGCGGT